CCCGCAAAGCGCCTTAAGATTCCGATTTTCCATATGGAAGCGGGAAATCGCTGCAAGGACGAATGCCTGCCGGAGGAAACCAACAGGAGGATTGTAGACATTATTTCCGACGTGAACCTCGCGTATTCCGAACATGCGAGAAGATACCTTGCCGAGTGCGGTCTGCCGAAGGAACGTACATATGTTACCGGCTCGCCTATGGCGGAGGTGCTGCACGCGAATCTCAAGGATATTGAGGCTTCGGATATTCTTGACAGACTAAACCTCAAACCGAAAAAATATATTCTGCTTTCCGCGCACAGAGAGGAAAACATTGATACCGAAAAGAACTTCCTCTCCCTGTTCAACGCAATCAACAGAATGGCTGAAAAGTACGATATGCCGATTCTCTATTCTTGCCATCCGCGCTCAAAGAAGCGGCTTGAGGCATCGGGCTTTGTGCTTGACCGCCGCGTGATTCAGCACGAGCCGCTCGGATTCCACGACTACAACAAGCTACAGATGAACGCTTTTGCGGTTGTTTCGGATTCCGGAACTCTGCCGGAGGAATCAAGCTTCTTCACATCAATAGGTCATCCGTTCCCGGCGGTGTGCATAAGAACCTCCACCGAGCGCCCCGAAGCACTTGACAAGGCCTGCTTTATCCTTGCCGGGATTGACGAGAAATCACTGCTGCAGGCCGTTGACACCGCGGTTGAGATGAACAGAAATGGTGACTACGGAATCCCCGTTCCGGACTACATCGAGGAAAACGTATCGACTAAGGTCGTAAAAATCATCCAGTCTTATACTGGTGTGGTTGACAGAATGGTATGGCGGAAATACTGAGTCAATTTAAAAGTATGATAGGAACATCAAATTACAATGTGATAAGATGCATCTGACTATTCGTGAGGAGCGGATATCAGAGGGGCTCAGTATGTAGATAAAGAAAATGGGGAGTAAAACTGATGTTAAATGCCTGCGAAAAGGGTAAGGATATAAAAACACACCAAAAGTTTATCCCAGTAAAGGTGACAGATAAGCAATGGGCTGATAAATTGATGCAAGGTGAAATCTTTATGCGCCCTCTGCACGACTTTGGTATTTGGAATAAGAATAATTCGAATACAGATAACTCAGTATTAAATAACAACTTCAGAGGTGACATCCATGAGGGTACTGTTTCGGTGACCACCGATATCCAAAACTGTGAGCTCCTAAAAGGAGCAGACCCCGGCTTCAAGGAAGTAGTTAAGCAGGTGTCGTTTATTGATTCGCACGAAGCGCAGTATATGAAGATTTATAGCCTATATTGTCTTGAACATGATCCAAATACGGATTTCTTTGTTCAACCCGATGAAAGAATGAAACAGTTCGGAGATACAGCTGTAATAATCTGCGATTTCGATTCCTTCTTGCGGCGGGTAGGGCAGTCTCTCATAGATGAGTATGGCGATATTTTTCTTTTTATGTTGGACCGGATACGGTTCTTTGATTTCTCTGAGACGAAAGCAACTAGCCCTTTATTTGAAAAGAATAATGCTTATGCTTATCAGAAGGAACTGAGGATGGTCTTTGGTGAGTTAGAAGAAAATCGTTTTGCGCGTAAGATAAAAGACGGAAAGCATTTTCGAATGGTTTGGAATCTGGAACCCAAGAAAATCCAGATAGGTGATATTAGTGATATTGCCTACGTATTGCCGATTGACGATTTTCTTCTGTTAAAGGGGTTTGAGGGGAAGAGATTTCGTTGGCCTGTTGGTGAAGGAGATCAAAAAACGATATTTGACTTAATGGTAGAAGATACCAGAAAGATAATGAAAGATTTTAATACTCCAATCCTTACACCTCTGGTGATAATATGATATTAACTTTGAATCAACAGCAGATGGCATAAGAAAGTTAATTACCGATTATCAAGGTCTTTTCAAAAACGACACAGCCAGCACGTGAGTGAGCGCGGAAATACCTCCCTTTGCCGCTGTGTAGCTTTCGGTTTGTGACTGACTCATGCGGTCGCGCGGAAATATTAACAATCGACGCTCCCTCGGCAAAGTAGGGCATGAAAAGTTTTGCAAGATAAAAGGGTGCTGCAACTCCGACCTTCAGAGCATACTCAAAATCCTCATACGAGGCATTTGCTATCCCACGGCTCAGAGGTGCCGCAGCCTTGCCGGACGGGTACGCGTCAATTCAATTTCACCCGGCTGGATAGATACTGCCGGTAAGGTGTATGAGGGGGCGGACGCCGTTCAGCATCTCGCAGGTCGCGTGGAAAAGCCGCTTGATATTGCTAATATGGTTTTAAATCTCTGCTCGGATATGGCGGGATTTATCACCGGAGAAAATATCTGCATCGATGGCGGAATGACAAGGCAGATGATTTATCACGGAGACTATGGCTGGTCGCTGGACATTAAGAAGGGAGATTAATTGTAGGACGCGGATTTTTTCTTACCTCCTCACCTCAACCCTAATCTTCCCACTATCAACCAAAACCCTTTCCACCAGCTCCTCAAACGGCTCCCGCTCAACCCGTTCTACCCCCAGTGCCTCGGCAATCGCCCCCAGCAGCACGTCTTCTTTTATACTCCTATTCTTGCACCCTTTATTGCCTCTCTGGCGATCGCGGCAGTTCCATGCTTTGTAACTCACACCTTGGCGATTCTTAAAAGTCCGTCGTGTATACGGGGAGCCGCACTCGGCGCAGAACACCTTCCCATATAGGAAATGAGTATTAGTGCAGTTTCGATAAATTCCCACGGAACGCTCGGCGGCTTCGGCATCAATTCTTGCCTTAACCGCAGCCCACGTCTTCCGGTCAATAATACCCTCGTGGCTGTCCCTTATATAATAACTTTTATGCTCGGTACTCACGTCCGGTCGCTTTGTCAGAAAATCCCTCGGCGGGTTCTTCTGCAGCAGCCTGTCCCCGACATAGCATTCGTTCCTGAGCATCCGCCAGATAAGGGATGAGTCAAATGGCTTGTCACATCGGAGTCGTTTTGCACCCGAAATATTAAGGTCATCTGCAATCTCGCTAAGACTCTCCCCGGAAGCGTAACTTTCAAATATCCTCTGAATAATCCAGGCGTCTTCATTTGGTATCAACTTTCCATCCTCATTCATGTCATACCCGAGGATGCGACCGCTGCCCAGATGATAGACGCCTTTTTCAAAGTTTTTTTCATACCGCCACTTCACGTTCTCGCTGATTGAGCGGCTCTCCTCCTGCGCCACCATAGAGAGCATGGAGAAAATGAAATCCGCCCCTGCGTCCATGCTGCTGATGCCCTCACGCTCAAATCGAACTTCCACTCCTTTTGATTTTAAGTCTTTTACATACCGCTGGCAGTCCACCACGTTTCGAGCAAAACGGCTGATGGACTTTGTAAGTATAATGTCAATTTCGCCTTTATCAGAGTCCCCCATAAGCCGCAAAAATTCCGGTCGGTTTTTCACCCCTGTGCCGCTTCGCCCCTCGTCGGCATACACCCCGATATACTCCCAGTCAGGATTTGAGGGGATAAGCGTCTCGTAATAACGCACTTGCGTGTCATAACTCTCCTGCTGACCGGCAGTGTCGGTACTAACTCGACAGTAGGCGGCAACTCGCTTTTTTGTCTGTTCTCCATATACTCTTGTTATTCTCATTGTAGCCCTCCTTCCACAATACTGTCATATCCATAAATACAAGGACGCTCAAACACCGTAGGTGAGAGCGTTTTTTTCGGTCGTCTCTCAATCCGAGATAAGCTTCTGCTTCCGACAGACCTCAGCTGCTCCTTGTGGTTCGGAATATCACTTTCCCTCAGATATTCTATTTTCACCCGACTTTTAAGCCCAAAAGTCCACTCAACCACCATCGTGTCCCACTTCGGAAATACAATGCGATCCACAAGTGCGTCAAGCAGATAATACTCAACCCTGTCAATCTGTGGCAGCTTTTCTTTGAGTCCAATTGCCACCCGTGCCGCCCCTGATATTTTCTCGTCACGCCGCCGTGCCTGCCTCTCAAGAGCCTCTGTGTCCAACTTAGAATATGCTGTGCAGAACGCACTGTCAATATACTTTTCTTTAATAAAATATGCTCGGCATCGGCTTTCCCCGCAGCACCGCCAGACCGGCGGGTGACCATGCTCACGAATGCAGCTCCTGACCATTTGTTCGCCGCAGACAGGGCAGGCAAGCCGCCCGTAGTAAGGGTACTGTGTCGCTCCCTTGTGTCGATTTTTAAGGGAAAGAATGACTTGCGCTGTCTCAAAGGTTTTCCTGTCTATAATAGCCCTGTGATGGTCTCGTACATAATAGCTGGGTACAACTGCCTGGTCGTTTACCACACGTTTTTGTGTTATGTGATCCACCGTGTAAGTTTTCTGAATCAGAACGTCGCCCACATATTTTTCGTTCCTTAAAATCTTTGCGAGAACCGTGGGAGACCAGGACTTGCCTGTTGCGGAGGAAATGCCATCTCTTGCAAGCCCCCGTGATATCTCAGGCAGAGATGCGCCCAAAATATACTCAGCAAAAATGCGCCTGACAACCGTCGCTCGTTCTTCATCTATAATATACTCTATCTCGCCAATCTTTTGGTAACCGTAAACGGCAGACCACTTAGGCTTCCCCTCGGCATACCGCTTTCGCTGACTCCACTTTATGTTCTCGGATATGTTCCGACTCTCCTCCTGTGCAACGGCGGCAAGGATGGAGAGTAGCATCTCGGAGGTGCTACTACTCGTATCCAACCGCTCCTTTTCAAAGTACACGAACACTCCCATCTCCCTCAGGTGACGCACATAGGAAAGACACTCAAGGGTGTTCCGTGCAAAACGGCTGATACTTTTTGTAATGATATAATCTATAAGACCATTCTCAGCGTCCTCCATCATTCGCAGAAACTCTGTGCGGTTTTGTACCTGTGTTCCGCTTATCCCACGGTCGGCGTATATCCCCGCTAGCTTCCAGTCAGGTCGTGCGTCAATCTGCTCACGGAAAGCCGACATCTGTATCTCAAGACTGCTCTGCTGCTCTTCATATTCAGTGCTGACACGGCAGTAGGCGGCAACACGCTTTTTCTGTGGTTTTGTGCCTGTGGTAGTGCCTACTGCCTTTTGCCGCTGTATAACCTCAATCGTTGGTTTTCTGCTCATTTTTTCTATTCCTTTCATTTTTAATCCGTTCCGCCACCCGCCGAAACTGCTCTTTTTCTATAATCGCCTCGTGATGCCCCTCGATATAATATTGAGGGTGCTGACCTTTGTTGGGCAGGCTCCGCTTTTGCAGATAGTCGGGCTTGAAACGCTTGCTCGTCAGTATGTCGCCGATATAATTCTCACTGCGAAGCATGCCGTATAAACGAGACTGCGTCCACTTAACCCCAGTCCCCTCGGCTGCCTCCATTGCGTCAAGCCCCCGGCGAATTTTACAGTACTTCCAGCCCGCCTCAGCTTTCTCGAAAGCATACCGAACCCTACGTGCCTCAGGCTCGTTGATTATCCATATATGTTTTGTTCCTTTGCGTTCTTTACGGTAACCGTACCGTGCGGGAGTGGTAGGGTTGCCGGAGGCATTGTTCCGCTCGGCTGCCCAGCGGATATTCTGGCTCATGTTGTTGATTTCCTCCTGTGCAATGGAGGCAAGTACTGAGAGCAGCATCTCCCCGCTACCGCTCATGGTATCGATTCCCTCCCGCTCGAAGAGTACCGAGATGCCAAGCTCCCGAAGGCGGCGAACGGTATCCATGCAATCGGCAAGGTTTCTGGCAAAGCGTGAGATGCTTTTTGTTATAATGAGGTCAATTTTCCCGCCCTCGCAGTCCTCCATCATCTGCATAAACTCCGGTCTGTGCTTCATGGTTGCCCCCGATATGCCCCGATCTCCGTAGACACATACAAGCTCAAGTTTCGGATCGTTTGATATCATCTTTTCGTATGCGGCGCACTGTGTCTCAAAGGACTCCTCCTGTGACTCGGCGAGAGTGCTGACACGGCAGTAAACCGCTACCCGACGTGGTCTGTTTTTCATTTCTTTACAGCTCCTTTTTTTAAAGTTTCTATACATATATATCACTTATAACACGAGATTTATCAAGGGTATAAGTGATAACAGCTGCACCATAATAGGTAGAATTATCTTCGCTTTTATTCGCTTTGTTTGGTGCATTGAGACAAAAAAGCCTACCACAGAAATAATCCACGGTAGGCTTTGTTTGAGGAGTTTTTATTTACTTAGTCAGGCTTGCTCCCGCCCTTCGTCAGCTGCTTCACTGCCTGATTCGTCCCTGTCGCAGAGAGCCCGCTTGCGGCTCCCATCACAATCGCCACGAGGATGTTCTGCGTTTCAACCACCCCCGGAACAGCGTAAAAAGAAACGACGCCTAATACGGCGCCGAGCAGAGCGGAGAAGAGCGGAATGAAGCGTTTGAACTTTTCGTCACCCCCGCATGCCATCTTTGTAATATCAATTATAGTGTAAACTATCGCCGCAATTGCGGGTATGGTCATTATTTCGGTCATGGTTTTTTCCTCCGTTATTTATGTGCTTGTTTGTTTATATGAGCTTCGATGCTGCCGATGGCGTCAGTCACGGGACCGTCACAGCCCTGTTCCGCAAGCCCTTTAAGGCAGGCAAGCACGCCGATGGTGAGTATGAGCTGTTCTTCCTTGATGTCCTTAATATCCCTATCCTGCTTTTCCTGTTTCAAGTACCAGCGAAAAAGCGTAAAAATAGCACCGAAGATAACCACAAGAGAGGTTATTATCGCTGCCGCTGTAATTATGGTTTCAGCCGTTACCGTCATTGTCTTTATCCTCCTTTTTGAGGTGTTTTGGTGATTTAATCCGCTCAAGCAGTTCTTCGATATTAACCTCCGCATGAGCCGAAAGGTCAAGATACCTCGGTTCTTTTTTCTTTTCTTTCATATAAATATACCCCCCTATGAAAGCGTCAGCGAGAAATTCCCGACACGGAAGAGCGGCACATAGTTTGCCGCCACGGCGATGGGGTTTGTCAGCGTGCCGTAAAGCACAAGGTTGCCGCCTGTCTGTGAGGTGAAAAGTCCGAAGTGCGTCACTGTTCCCCATGATGCCGTCGCCTCCGGGAAGAAGATGATGCTTGTGTTCGAGGTCGCCCCTCCCGAGGGCGAGGACATCACCTGAGTGGCCGATGTGCCGGACAGTCCGATGATGGATCTCGCATATCCTGCCGATGTCAGGGGTTCTGTGAAGTTCGTGCCGTCTGCGTTCGGGGCTGTGGTGGATAGCGCAATGTAGCAGTTCGAGAGCGGTCCCGAGCCTTTGCCAATAAGACCGCTGAGCACCTGTGTGCTGCCGTAAGTAGTGAATGCCATAAAAATTCCTCCTTTTATGTTTCTGTAATAATTTGAGTCATGGTTCGGTTTGCCGCATCCCAGTAGAGCTTTTGGGAATATTCAAAACCTTTTAGATATATGTAGAACCCTCCGGGGGTTTCCTCGTAGGTGTCATAGTAGCCGCTCGGATAAACTTTTGTCGCCATGTAAAGCACGGTATCGACAAATAAAACCCCCTCGCTGAAAGAGGTGCTAAGGTTGCTCTCCTGAACATTGTAGTCAAACCTTTTTGAAAAAAGCAGAAACCCGCCGTCGGTGGGAATCTGCACGATGTAGGGCGAGAGCGGGTGCTCGTTCTGCTCTCCGAAATAAAAGCTGTCTGAATAAAACCTGTACGCCGTGCCGGTTATATAGTTAAACATCACGGGGTAGCCTACCGAGCCTATAATAAAAACCCAGCCGCCGGAAAGCTCATAGAAAACGGGGCGGTTGAGTGAGAGACGGTAGGTAGAGCTTGTACTCGGAG